CAAAGCGGCAATTTTATCCGGCCGCTTACTAATCAGGTTCAGCGCGGCCAGGTTCGTCGCCGTCGGCTTGCCCTTGTTCGGCCGGATGTTATCCACCAGCTTGGAATCGTAGGCTTCCTGGGCAGTGAACCAGGTCTCGTCCTGCATCATCCGCATCATCGTGTCGGCCTTCCGTCCCGTGCGCTTGGCATAGATGGCTGAGATGCTCTCGTCCATCTTATCGAGAATGTCAGCCATCCTTCGCATCTCGGACTCAGGACCCATGGCAAAACCCTGGGCCTGGTGAATCATCATGAAGGCGTTTTCTGCCATGTGAATCTCGTCGCCGGCCATGGCGATGAAGCTGGCGGCACTGGCGGCCACGCCCTCGATCTCCACGATCTTGTTGGCCGGATGCCGCTTGAGCGTATTGTAGATGGCGGTGCCGTCGAACACGGAGCCGCCTGGGGAGTTGATGCGGACGGTGATCGTGTCCAGCGGCCCCAGTCCGTCGAGCTGGTCGGCGAAGTTTTTGGCGCTGACGCCGCCGAACATATCCTCGCCGATGACGTCGTAGATGTAGACGTCGGCCGACTTGGTTTCGGCCTGGGCCACGATTTTGATTTGCTTATAGGGCATGGGTTAGACCTCGTTTGTTTGCAAATTGAAAACTCCCGCGGCAATTTCTTCCGCGGCTTTGCCACTGAATCGCTTGGCCCATTCGTTCACCGCGCCGTCCAGGCCATCGGCCGTTGCGGACCCGGATAGCTCCAGCAGTTCCCGTGAGGCGATTTCCAACAGCGTGTCGGCCAGTTCTTCGGCCGTGGCCGTCACGCCCAGAACCGCTGCACAGGCGGCCAGTGGCGCTTTGAATTCCTCGACCATCACGGCCCGGCTGTGGTCGGCGATTTCGTCCAGCCAGTCCATGAACCCCTTGGCGTCCTTGGCGCGGCGCTTCGAGTTGCCGGCAATCCGTTCGGCCATTTTTTGGCAGGAGCGGGCCAGCAACGCGCGGTGCGACTCTTTGGCGAAGTCGCTGGGCTCGAAGCTGCGGCGCGGAGGAGTATCGGGGGCAGGAGTACTTGGCGTCTGTTCGGCCGGCTGCCGCGGTGTTTGCGCGGGGGCCTGAGTCTGCGGACCATAGAGCACGTCGCCTTCATCCCCGGGCCGGGCGTTCATGTCCTCGAAGAATCGGCCCTCATCGACGGTCATCCACGGTCCCCCGATGGCCTTTTCGAGGTAGGCCGCTCGGCTGGCCAGGTCCGCCCGCACCAGGGCCTTGCGGTCGAACTGCACGAGGTGGCTGTCGCGTTTCTTCTCCTGCTCGGTGAGCAGCTTGCGGCGCAGCTCCTCCTCCCAGCTCACTAAGCGAGCGTCCAGGCATTCGTCCAGATAGCTTTGATTCTCTTGCTCCAGCGAGTTGTAGGCGGTGCGGCTGCTGTCGCCCAGCTTGTGCGGCGGGATGCCGAACCAGTTGGCGATTTCAATGATCGTGAACTTCCGCTGCTCGATGAGCTGCGCGTCCTGGGCGTCGATCGACAGTTTCTCGACCTTGCCGCCGCCGGTGACAATGGCTGTGCTGTGTCGCTTGCCCTCGCCGTGCATCATCTGCCACTGCTTGAGGAACACCGTCTGGGCGTCGGGCGGCATGTTGCCTGGAGTGGAGATAATCACACGCGGCTCGGCGCCGTTGCGGAAGAACTCGGCGGCGTATTCGTTGGTCGCCAGCCCCAGGCCGAACGAGTCGCGGGCCTTGTGCGTGACGGGATAGCCACAGAGCCCGTCATAACCCAGGCCCGTCAGGTGCAGAATGTTGTCCGCGGCGATCGTCTCCTGCGTCTGCCCCGTGCGGACGACGTAGTAGAGCGTGCCATTGACGCGGACCGGCCAGACATTTTCGGGGTCCAGGATGATTAACTCGAAGGGCTGCCCGTTGCCCAGCCGGCGAATGTAGGCGTAGGCATTTCCCTGGAGCAACCGGTGGGCCTCCATGGTCTTGCGAAACTTGAAGGCGGTGGTTTCGTTGTTCGGCTGATAGCGGATGAGGTTGTAGGCCGGATGGGTCTTGGCCTTGTCTTTCCCCTCGTCGTTGACCTGGTAAACAAAGCACGGCAGCTTGCCGACAGAGTCGCTGATGAGGTCCACCGCCCGCCAGACGGCGTGCAGGCATAGCGCCTGCTCGCGGCCAACCCGCGGACCGGCCAGGCTCTGCCCCGACGACGTCCCCCAGTTGTTCACGTCGGACAAGGGCACCGCGGGATTATTGAGCGTATTGCGAAACACGCTGGCAATGGCGTCTAGAATCATTCGTCAGCACCTCGCCCGGGAATCTTGCGTCCAATGGGTTGCCCGCGCCACCAGCGAACCACGACCGCCAGCGCGACCAGCGTAAAGCCGCTGAGCACAATGGCGCTCGGGGGATGGATGAGCCACACGCCGCCGACGATGGCTCCCCACCCAGCAATAATCATCCCGTCCTCAAGAATCCGACTCACAGTATGATCAGCTCCATGCCGCCACTCATTGAGCCCGAGATGGCCACTCCGATGGCCATGCAGAGTGCCACGATGCCGTCGATCTTCTCCCGGCTTTTCTTCTTGGACGGCTTCACGTTTCCGGCCGCGTCGGTCTCTGCGCAGACGTTGCTTGCCATCCAGCGCAGCACCGGGTTGCCGAAATGCTGCAACGAACGGTCGATAATGAGTTTTTCCAGGTGCTTCGCGGGCGGGTTCATCGACGCGAATCCCTGCCCGATGTCGAGCACGTCGAAGCCGTCGCCCATCAATTCCGTCGTGATTTGTGCGGCGTTCCAGCGATCGCGGGCGATGGTGCGGATGTTGTATTCGTTGCGCAGCTCGTTGATACGGCGGCGAATGATGCCGTGATCAATGCTGCCTCCATCCGTGGTTTCGACGTGCCCGTCTCGAATCCAAACGTCGTAGGGCACGCGGTCCTTGCTGACTTTCTTCTGCGCCGTGTCGGCCGGGATCCAGAAATAGGGCAGCACGGCGTGATGCTCGGGAAAGTACAGCACGAACGCGGCAACGTCGCTGGTGCTGGCGAGGTCCAATCCACCGACGCAGGCCTGCCCCTTCAGGTCCTCGGGGCTAATGTCGCTGCGGCAATCATCCCAGGTATCCATCGAGAACCACCGCGAGTCCTGCTCGGTGTGCTGGCAAAGATACAACTGCCGGAAAGTATTCTCGGAGGCGGGGATCTCTTGCGCCTCTTTGCAAAGCATTCGCATCTCGTCGATGCCGCGGAAGTCGGCCAACGCTGGGTTGGCGTCGTGCCACACCTTCTCGTCCTTCCAGTCGGCATCATCCGGTGCGTAGTACAGCACCGGCAGAAAGGTCTCGTCGGGTACGATGCCATCGCGGACCTTGACGGCATAGTCGAACAATTCCCGCTCCAGCGAATGCTTATCGCTGCCCGCCGTTGTGATGGCGAACATAATCGGTTGGTCGCGGGCACCCATAGAAGTCCGCAGCACGTCCCATAAATCGCGGTTCGGGGCAGCATGAACCTCGTCATAGAGAACAACGCTGGCGTTGTAACCGTGCTTGGAGTGGGCCTCGCTGGAAATGGCCCGGTAGAAGCTCCCTGTTCGCTTATAGACGATCCGCTTTTGGCTTTCGATGATGTCGCACACCGCGGACAGCTCGGGATCGTTGCGAACCATCTGGGCCGCGACGTTGAACACGATAGACGCCTGGTCACGGTCGGCAGCCGCCGAGTAGATTTCGCCACCCGGTTCGTTCTCTCCGATGAGGCAATAGAGCGCGATTGCCGCCGCCAGTTCCGATTTTCCGTTCTTGCGTGGCAGCATGACGAAGCAGGTGCGGTATTGTCGCAGACCATCCTCGCGGAGCGTGCCAAACAACGGGCGGACAATGCCGTTCTCTTGCCACTGGCGCAGGTTGAACGGCTTGCCGGCCCAACGCTGTCCCTTGGTATGAGATAGCCCGTTGATGAACCGCACGGCTCGATCGGCAGCAAGTTGTCCGGGGGACGCTTTCAAGCGAGCAATCCCTCCCATTTTGTGGTTTCCTTAGCCGGCTGGACCTTGATCCGGCTGCGGCTGCTCGGCGTCATGCCGAACTCGACCAGGAACTCATGCATCTGCTTCATCGCCCGGTTCGCCACGTCTAACCACGGGTTGCGGTAGAAGTTGCCGGTGTCTGCGGACTTCAGTACCTCACCCGTCTTGGCAATGATGCCCTCAGCCTTCACCCAGCGGCTCCAGGCTTGGCAGTAAGCCGCCAGGGCCGCCCGGTCGACGCGTGCCAACACTCGCAGCGTGTGAAGCTCCAGGGCGATTCTGGACCACTCCTCGCGGGCCTCGTCGTCGAGGTGCGGAGGGACTTCCGGGATCTCCACGTCCGGCGTGGGCTCGTCCTCGTTGAGCGGACGCTTGCCCTGGTTTCCGTAGAGGATTTTCAGGTTCGTCGGCTTTGGTTTGCGTCCGCGCGTCATTTCGCCCTCTCCGCCTTCTTGCCGGTCAGGTTCTCCCAGCGCTTGACGATTACGTCGCAGAATGCTGGCTCAAGTTCCAAGCCGAAGCACCTCCGCTTGAGTTGCTCTGCGGCGATGAACTGCGGGCCGGAACCTGCGAATGGCTCGTAAGCGATTTCCCGTGCCTGAAGGTGCTTGACAATCGGAATGGCGAACAGGGCAACCGGCTTGGGAGTCGAGTGATTCAGTTCTTTCCGCTCGGCGTGCGTGACCGTCGCTAGCTCCCAGACCGTGGTCTGTGTTCGCTCGCCGCTTCCGAGCCCATAGTCGGGCGGCTGATTGCCTTTGACCCAGCCCATGAAGCATGGTTCGTGCTTCCAGTGGTATTGACCACGCCCCAACAAAAGCACGGGCTTAACCCAAATAATTTGCCGATGTAGCACGACATTTGCGGCGGCGGCGGCAGCGGCGGCGAAATACCCCTGGGTGAGACACGCGTGCCAGAGAT